TTTCTTTACCTATGAACCATTGCATTGGGATGTTATTGTATCCAATCCACCATTTACAAACAAACGTAAGTTCTTTGAGAGAGCATTATCATTTGGTAAACCATTTGCATTGATTATGACCAATACTTGGTTAAATGATTCTGCACCAAAACAGTTGTTTAAGGACAAAGATCTTCAACTTCTTATGTTTGATAAGAGAATGAAGTTTAATAGTCCTGATGGTAGAGCAAATGATAAAATTACATTTAGCAGCAGTTATTATTGCTGGAACTTCCTACCTAAGCAAATCATTATGGAGGAACTCAAAGTGAAGTGATGTGCCACTTGTACTGGTGGCACACTAAACGGGCACTGGCACTTTTTTCTGGTAGATTAGAAGGGTGGAGGGAGCGGGTCTCACCGTCCCGCCCCGAGTCCCATTCTTTATTCTTTTTACAAATGACTTCTTTCATTGTTGAAAAGCAAGGTCAAGAGATCAACTTTGAGAGTAAGTTTGATTCTCTGCAAGATGCAAAGCAATACATCAAAGATAAACTGAACTATAATAACTTTGCAATGAATCTGGTTGAGAGGAAGAAAGTGTCTGAAAAGCAAATTGCTTGGATGCACTATCTTGCAACTCAAAGTGTGATTGATTCTCAAACTCCTGTTGAGAATGGTGAGTATGTGAATCTGGTGAAGAAAATGTATGATGCAGGTGCAAATCGCAAGACTAAGTTTCAAGTGCGACTGCCTGGTATTACTCTCTCCACTGTGAATCGAGGTGCTAACATTGGTTGTGTTTATGTGTATGAATACAATCAGTATGTTGGTAAGATTACTCAAACTGGTGAGTTGATTGGTAATGTCTCTGAAGATGTTAAAAATCTGCTAGAGGATGCCAATGATAATCTTCTGCAACTGGCAAAGATTTATGGGCACGAGTCTGGATCTTGCTCTATTTGTGGTCGCACACTAAACGATCCTCTCTCTGTGCAAATGGGAATTGGTCCTATTTGTGCTAAACTGTTCAACTGAGTTCTTTACCCCCTTCATTCCAATGTTTGATCTTCTTCAATTCCAACCACATCTGAATGGTAGACCTGGTGCGATTGCCGCACTGCATAAGTTTGAAAATGATTGGCAAATTAGTGTAGTTGCTGGTCCTGGATTATATGGAAAAGTCGAAGATGAGACATTTGAAGTTGCAATCTTCCGACCAAATGGAAATATGACTGAAGATGTAAGTGGTTGGAATACAAAGCACGAAGTATCTGCAATGATGTGGGTACTGTCTCAACTCTAGTCCAATATACCCATCAGGGATGCTGATAGGTAGAAGAACCGTAACCCCCTTGACAAACCCCCCGATCCGTGCTATGATGAACGAAGTTCAGAGTCAAGGAATGACCACTGCTCAACGGATGGAAAAGCAATTCTTTATTCACTTCATTACTCTGATCAATGAAGTGCAAGGTTCCTATAAACTTCCTTCTCAAGTTCGCAATCGTAAGTCTGCCTGGTGCAAAACAATCAAAGCACCAAAGAAAGATTCCTCTGCACTCGCTTCTGTTTGAATTCAATGACTTTTCCTGAAGTTCTACAATCACTTTCTCAGTTCATTGATGAAATGGAACCTGATTGGGTGATGGTTTATGATTTTGTCATTGAGCAGATGGGAACTCCTTATCTGACTGATTCTCAATGGGATGAGGTTTGTGCATTATATGAACCTCAAAATGAAGGTTGGCAATTCTAATTTCTTTTTCATCAATGCTGATTAAAACCACTTTCGACATTCACACTCAACAACCTGTGTATGCTATTTGTAATGCACAACATCAATGTGGAATGATTACAACTAACATTCTCAATGCAATTAAAGCAGGACAATGTAAAGACTTTAATCAAGTTCAAACTCTAATCAATTCCTGATGAAAAAGAAAACTAAAATTGAATTGCTCTCAAAAGCAATCAATGGTAAAGAACTCCTGATTATTCTGAACTCTCTCAAATGATTATTCTTCAAAAACAAGATCACGGTTGTGTCTATACTCTTGATGATGAATCTCAAGAGTTGTATTATGCTCCAATCTACAAAGACAATACAGTAAACCTTTCTGAGTTTGCTCCTGTTGATCTTGTAAATGTAGATGATGAGTATGATGTACTGACTATTCAACAAGAACTCATTGCTCTCAACAAATGAATGAATCCACTCTTGATCTGTTCTGTTCTCACGAAGATGAAACGTATGCTGATGAATTAGAAAGGAAAGCAGCAGAGTTGGAGATTACTTGCGACTACCTCCTGATGGAGTTTATTCTTGAATAAATAATTTTACCTAAACATTCGCAACTTTAGGTAGGAAGTAGAGTAAAATCTGCTTCCTTTTAGCATAAATACATATGCGAATGTTTAGAGTAGAAATGTTAAATTCCAGCAGGTTTTATACCTATGCTTATTTGCGTGAAGATAGAACGCCATATTACATAGGTAAAGGGCAAACAAATAGAATTTATCAAAAGAGTGGAAAACCTTGTGGTGTTCCAAAAGACAAATCAAGAATAATCTTTCTCAAACAAAATATAACCGAAGAAGAAGCATTTAGACACGAGAGATATATGATTGCTGTCTTTGGTAGAAAATGTGATGAAGGAATTTTGTATAATAAATCACTTGGAGGTGAGGGTATTTCTGGATATAAAATGACTAAAGAACAAAAGATAAAGTTAAGTCAAGTATTGAAAGGTAGAATTCCTCATAATAAAGGAAAACCTCACAGTGAAGAAACAAGGATTAAAATTGGAACTGCAAATAGAGGAAAACAATCTTATTGGAAGGGAAGAAAATTACCAGATGATGTAGTTGAAAAAATAAAAAAGGCAGTTAAAGGAAGAGTAAATGGTGAAAATAATGGTAGAGCAAAGTTATATCAAATTACATTTATTGATGAAACAAAAATCACAATCAAGTCTCTTCAAACGTGGGCAAAAGAAAATGGATATAACCCATCAAGTTTAAGAAATCTCTATAATGGAAATCAAAAGACAAAACATAAAGATATAGTTAATGTGGTAATTGTATAATAAAAAACAATTAAAAATGTATTAAAAAATCATATTGTGTTTTCAACATAGTTATAAATGCTCTGAGATCTTATGGTGTTTATACTCTATAAATGCTTATAAATGCTGATACTTGTCGCGGTCTTAGATTTCGCATCATAACACACCCGCACTTTTTTGTCAACCCCCCGAGGACACATAAAAACCCGCCACATCGAATCAACAATCAGACTCAGCGTGGACTCATAGGACTTATGAGATTCACGCCTTTTTCTTTATCTAATCATAAGACTCATAAGACGCAAACCACCTGAAAGAGTGTCATAGTGTCTTATGAGTCTCGCCCAATCGCGTGTAGACTTATAGGGCGGTGTGGGAGGGAACATCAACTCCCAGAACACAGTGTATAAGTATCACACAGCATTAGGCATAAAACATCACCAGACCCCTCTAGAATCGCCTGCAAGGCACTTGTAAGTTGATTCGTGATTAATGAGTCTTCGTAAAGCATATTTAATAACAAACGCCTGATAGAATGAATCAGAAATTCATTCGTGATTAATAAGTCTTCGTATGATTTCTTATAATTACACAGAATAAGAAAGACAATAACAAATTCATTCGTGATTAATAAGTCTTCGTATCAGATCATTTAAATAGAAACTCCTGACAGATAGAATCAGAAATTCATTCGTGATTAATAAGTCTTCGTATCAGACTGAATGAAACTCACAGGCACGAACAAATCTTATGTTAGAATTCGTGTATAATTTCTCTTCGTCTTGAGAGTTATCACACTAAATAACCCCAAGTCATTATGAATCATCAAGACCTTCGTGTAGTGATGCCTTGACAGATAATGTAAGACTTGATAGAATTACTCCGTCAGTTCATTTCTTTTCTACGTCTTATGGTCAACTCTTATCTGGCAGCACAAAAGAATAAGTATCGTATTACGTTAGAACTTGATGTGTTAAATGATTTCAATCCCCATCAGATTGATTGGAAGAAACTCTTTGACCTTGAGCATAATGAATCAGTTGAGAGTTATGTAGAAGATCTCTCAGTGCGTTGGTAATTAGAATACAATAAAACATTTTCGTTGATTCTAATTACTTTCGTTGATTGTTCTTATCGTCCTAAGCAGTTTAATTCTTTATTCTTATTACCTATTCGTCGTAAATAGGCAGCAGTTCGTATAAAGAATTAAGTATTCTTGTTAGTTAACTAGCACAATCGTTCGTTGTGAGTATAAAGAACTTCGTTGTTTTATTCTAATACATCAGTGATTTGGGGGCAGTTAGTATAAAGAACACGAATAACTAATACTTATTCGTTATCAGTTGTTATTCGTTATTCGGCAGTTCTTTATATTTTTTGTTATTGTTTATATTTTGCGTTGCCCCCGTATATAAAAATCCAAAACTACCCTAACCTACAGAGGTGACAAATCGACCTCTAAATATCATTCAAATAAAAAATTTCCGGAGTAAAAAATGTTCACACGTTGGATTCATAAAAACGGTAAGTCCCGCCCAGATAAACGTTGCAAGTCTTATAAGAGTCAAGCAAAAACTAACGGAGCAAGAAAGAGAAAGAAAAAGTGAGAAGAGCGCCTTATTGGAATTTTTGGAGAGTAGTACTCGCAGGATGGACAATCAGATATCCAAAGACAATGGGAAAAATTATATTAATCCCCCTGTCATTTTTGGTAATACTGATATATAATGCGTTAGTAAGATAAGTTTTACTACAAAAAATTTCCGGCAAAATTTTTTTATATGGAAAAGATATATCACATCTATGCCAAAGATAAGTGTTTATTTCATTCAGTTAAAGAAGAAGAATTTGAAACCACTTGGAGGACGCTCAACAATATGGTAGGAATTATGAAAACTGACTATAATACTGAAGACTTATCATATGAGGAATTGTTTGTAAATAAAGAAGTTGTATTAAACTCTTCTCATTGACAAACACATATATACACTGTAAAATTGATCTGAAGGTTTAAAATTTTTTATGGCAAAAGGATTTACTGTTAAAGCAGCATCACCAAAACCCAAGACCGAAGAATGGGATTATGATGCAATTAAAGAAAGAATGCGAGGAAAGAGTATTGTCTTCTGTCTTCCTGGAAGAGGATGTTCATATATCTTTCTCAAAGCATTTGTACAACTCTGTTTTGATCTAGTTCAAAATGGAATGAGTATTCAAATCTCTCAAGATTACTCATCAATGGTGAACTTTGCACGTTGTAAGGTTCTTGGAGCAAATGTACTTCGTGGACCAAAGCAAGTACCTTGGGATGGTAAATTAAATTATGATTATCAACTCTGGATTGATAATGACATTGTTTTTGATACTCAAAAGTTCTGGCAACTTTGTGATGTTGCTCTCCCTGCTGAAGGAGAAGAGCGTGAAATTGTCGCAGGTTGGTACTGTACTGAGGATGGACGCACAACTTCTGTCGCACACTGGTTAGAGGAAGATGATTTTCGTAAGAATGGTGGTGTGATGAATCATGAAACCATTGATTCCATTACGAAGCGTAAGAAGCCTTTCACAGTTGATTACACTGGATTTGGTTGGGTTCTGATTAAGAAGGGTGTCTTTGAAAATCTTGAATATCCTTGGTTTGCTCCAAAGATGCAACAGTTTGAATCTGGGCAAGTTCAAGATATGTGTGGCGAAGACGTTTCATTCTGTCTTGATGCAAAAGAAGAAGGATTTGAAATCTGGTGCGATCCTCGTATTAGAGTGGGTCATGAGAAAACTCGTGTTATCTAATGGAAAAATCTTACAATCTTTTATATAAAGGGCGTAAAATCTATGCAAACCTCAGTGCAGAAGAATGTACTGAGGTTCTTCAAGAATTCTCTGAAAGATTTTTTTCAGGAGAAGACATTGATCCAAACTTAATTGAACTGGAGGAAACTTTAAATGGCTAAAGGTGGTAATAACAAGACTGTTTTTGAATCAGGTGGTCCGAAGAAGACTCGTCAAGGACGTTCTGCTCGTACACTACTGAGTGCAACGTCTCGTAATGGACGCAAGAAAAAGTATAGAGGACAAGGTAAATAACATAGATAGAGCAGGAGTAACCCTCCTGCTTTTTTTTATTTTTACTATGGCATACTTAAATCACAATCTTCCAACATTCACTTGTTACATTCGTAATGAATTTCTTTATAATCACAAAAAAGGTCACGGTGAGGTAACTTTATGCGATGTACACTCGGTAGCATCCTTAGAGAAGCGTGTACCCCTCTTTGAAGCGTTTTTAGAGAATGGAGTCAATTGGACACGAAGACCTATTCATGCATTTTGTTGGAAACCTGATGCTCCAGTTCCAAAATTAGAAGAATGTATGTGGTGGGATTGCTTTTCTCCTTATGTTGATGTACAAGTTCGTTCAAGACTGGCTAACTTACGTGCTGAATTAATTAACTATAGGGGAAAAAAGAATGAAGGAACCTACTTGTTCACTCTTGATTGGTCATGGGAATCAAAATCTACATTGAATACAAATTTCAGCGAAACTCCAGAACATAAATGTGCTCATTTTTTCAAGATGGATAATGGAAATTTCTATGCATATCCTAATAATAAGATATTATGGTATGATGATGCATGGATTCGCAATAGAATTACCAAAAATCCTGGTTATGAGATTGATTTAATTGAATATTCTGTCGAAAATCGTCGTAAAATAGAAACATCAGATGATTTTATGTACGAAGTTAAAGAAATTCGGGATAGCAACCCCGTAAAAAGTTCTGATTTAACAAATCAGGAGCTAAAAAATGACCAAAAGAGTCGATAAAGACCAAAATTTTATGAAAAATCAGTGGGGAACAGAATTTTTATCCTCAGAATATGGTTGGGAGACCAAAATTGAGCAAAAAAAGATGCTTCGTGAGATAAATCACGATGATTTAACTCCTAAAAAACATAATTTTATGGTTCAAAACGAAATTCACTCAAAAATCCGCAATGATGATGATTATGATGACTGGGAATACGGAACAGAACCCATATTTCGGTAATAAATAAGATAGAATTAAAGTATATTGAATGCCCGTAGAGCGAGTTAGTAAACAATTTAAGGATATTAGCTTGTCTTTGCAAGTCAATCCATTAACTTATGATCTAATTGATATTAAAAACGAAACTGCAATTGCTCGCTCTATTCGTAATCTTGTATTTACATTACCAGGTGAAAGATTTTTTAATCAAAATCTAGGGTCAAGAGTATCTCAAAGTCTTTTTGAAAACATTGACGATGTTTCCGCATCAATACTTCAGGATGAAATTCAAAATACCATTATAAATTATGAGCCCAGAGTTGATTTGATTAGTGTGGATGTTAATCCAAATTATGATAATTATGAATTTAATGTAACTGTAAGATATTATATTGTTGGAATTGATGCATTACCCCAACAACTTACGTTCGCACTACAATCAGTCCGATAATGTCTCTAGTTAATTTCACCAATTTAGATTTTGATCAGATTAAGATATCAATTCAGGATTATTTGAGATCTAACTCAAATTTTACTGATTATGATTTTGAGGGTTCTAACTTATCAGTGCTTATTGATATGTTAGCATATAACACCTACATTGCATCGTATAATGCAAATATGGTGAGCAATGAAGTTTTTATTGATAGTGCAACATTAAGAGAAAATGTTGTTTCATTAGCAAGAAATATTGGATATGTACCAAGATCTAGAAAAGCAGCAAAAGCAAATATAAGTTTTTTCGTTGAAGTATCAAATTCAACAATTAATAGTGTTACATTAAAAAGTGGATCAGTATGTAACACATCTACATTTGGAAATGGCGGGGGAACATTTTCAATACTCAACGATGTTACTGTTCCTGTTATAGATGGCATTGCATCATTTGATTCGATTGATGTTTATGAAGGCACTTATGCAATTACAAATTTCACTGTAAGTCCAAATGTAGATGGATATAATAATCAAAGATTTATACTTGAAAGTAGAGGTATAGACACAACATCTTTAAGAGTTTTAGTTAGAGACACTGTTTCAAGTTCATCTTATAGAAAATTCACAAACTCTTCAAGTATTTTGGATGTAACTGAATCATCTAGAGTCTTTTTCATACAAGAAATTGAAGATGAAAGATATGAATTAATTTTTGGTGACGGTGTTTTTGGACAAAAACTCCAAGAAAACAATTATATCGAAGCTTCTTATTTAATTTCAAATGGTTCTAGTGGTAATGGATTTTCTTCTTTTAATTTTACGGGTATTTTAATAGATGATAATGGGAGCACTTTATCTGGAAATGTATCTTTAATTACAACAAATATTATTTCTACTGGTGGATCTGAAATTGAATCTATAAATTCTGTTAGAAATTTTGCTCCAAGACTATACGCATCGCAAAATAGAGCGGTAACTGCATCCGACTATGAAACATTAATTCCTAAAATATACGAAGAAACTGAATCTGTAAGTGCATTTGGTGGAGAAGAATTAAGTCCTCCACAATATGGAAAAGTTTTTATTACAATTAAACCTACTTTTGGATCTTTTCTTTCTAATACAATAAAAGATTACATTAAAGATAGTCTTAAAAAATATGCAGTTGCTGGAATTGTACCTGAAATTTTAGATCTAAAATATTTGTATATTGATCTTGATACAAAAATCTATTATGACTCAAATTCATCAATCAGCCAAAGTTCTTTAATAACTAAAGTTACTAATAACATTCTATCTTATGCAAAATCCGAAGAACTAAACAAGTATGGAGCAAAATTTAAATACAGCAAATATCAGAAATTAGTTGATGATAGTGATGCTTCGATTACGTCTAATATCACTAGGGTTCAAATTCGTAGAGATTTAAAAGCTTCTTTGGATGTTTTTGCACAGTATGAAATTTGTTTTAGAAATCAATTCCATATTAAAGATAAAACTGGGTATAATATAAAATCATCGGGGTTTAAAGTGAGTGGTATATCTCAAACAGTATATTTTGGAGATGTACCAAATTCAGACTTGAAAAAAGGAACAATTAATCTTTTTTATCTTATCTCTGATACTCAACCAGTGATAGCAAAAAGATCTGTAGGGTCAATTAATTATGAAACTGGAGAAATTGTTACTAATCCAATAAAGTTAATTTCTACAGAAAAAAATGATGGTGGAACTCCAATAGTTCAAATATCTGCAATTCCAGAGTCAAATGATATTCTAGGAATACAAGATCTTTATTTGGTGATAGATAGTAATAAATTGAGTGTAAAAGCAATTCCAGATAATATAGAGTCTGGATCTGACACTTCAGGATCAAATTATACTACATCTTCAAGTTATTCAAACGGAAATTACGTAATAAAATAATAAATGGAAAATAACAGAGTAAAGATTAGTTCTATTGTAGAAAATCAACTACCTTCTTTTGTGAGGGAAGAATATCCTTTAGTAACTGAACTTTTTACTGAGTATTATAGATCACTTGAATCAAAAGGATCTGCTTATGATATTCTACAAAATATTGATCAATATATTAATGTCAATAATCTAACAAATTTAGTAGAAACTGTTACATTAACATCAGATGTATCATTTTCTGATTCTACTGTTAACGTTTCTAGTACTGATGGTTTTCCAAAAACTTATGGATTGATTTTAATATATAATGAAATTATTATTTATAAATCAAAAACAACAA